GTTACCTCTCTCAGTTTGCTCTGGATCGCCGAGATCAAGTTCGCTATACATACCAGCATCCATATCTTTTCGTAAATCATTTTCACTACGATAAATAACGTGAGTGTATCTATCAGCACGACGTAGATCAGAAACTAAATTAGATACGTGAAACTGATCAATAGGTATAAACTCTGATATCGGTCGTCCTAATGTTTCATCGTAATAAACTTTTTTAACAGCTGTACCGATTAACGGTAAATGAAATAACATTTTCTCAAACTCATCGAAATACTCTGGCATCTCTTCAGTGAGCTGATAGTTCATAAAATCTTTTACACGTTGTGCTTGTTTTTCTTTATCTGGACTTTGTGCACCAACTATTTGAGTTTTGACTGGTCCTTTACTAGGAAATAATTCTTGTGATGCCTTTGATTGAAACTTAACAGCATTCTCAATAATTAACGGATGCGTTGCCGTACACGCACCATCAAACGGTTCTGTTGTTTCTTCTAGTTTCAGTCCAAGTAAATCGAAGCCTCTTTCGAATGTTTGTTCCCACTCTTCTCTTGATTCTTTATCTGATTGATAGTTGTCTAAAACTGTATTAGATATTTCTTCAAGCTGATCTTCTTCCATCAAGTCAGCAAGGTTCATATAAAAGTCTTCGCTGATAGAAGCCAGCATTTTACCACTGTCTTCATTCAAAGCCATTTCAACTTCACCCGTCATTGGGTCTACATTAACAGCTAAGTCTTCTTCTTGTTCTTCGTTTATATTTACATCAATACCTAAAGCCTCAGATTGATTATTTAATTTGTCTTTGGCTACATCGATTGGTGTACTTATGTCATTGGGATTCTTTTCTATTGCCATAATTAATTAGATACCTTCCAGTAGGTTGCCTTATTTTTTTTATAAGTATTGTCATTATCACTATAATACGGA